AAACATTAACATAGATTATGATGTAATTAAATGTGAAAAAGATTTTTGCGTAGTTAAAGCCAATGCAAGAAAAGAAGGTAAGGCAATTCAAACTTTTGGCTCAGCTTTAAAAGGGGCAGGGTTTAAAGACGGCAATACTAACACTTGGTACACTATGGAAATGGCAGAGAAACGAGCAATGAGCCGAGCTGTACTGAAACTAACAGGGTTCTATGAATTAGGAGTATTTGGAGAAGATGAAGCAGAAGACTTTAAAAAGAGTAATAACTAAATAAATAAATAAAAATGGAAGTAACAGGAACAGTATTAAGAAAACTTGAATTAGAAACAGGAACATCTAAAGCAGGGAAAGAATGGCAAAAGCAATCAATAGTAATTGATACAGGCGGGGAGTTTAACAATGAAATTTGTGTAAGTGCTTTTGGTGATAAATTGAAACAAATGAACAAGCTTGAAATAGGAATGGAAGTATCAGTCCTTTGTAATGTTTATTCTAGAGAATATAACGGAAGATATTTTCACAATATAGACGGCTACTTTTTTACTAATCAGAGTAATAAATCTAAATCTAATAATGGTTTAGACAAACATTTTGAAGGAACTACTCCTGACGATTTACCTTTTTAAGATGAATTCAGAAAATAACTTTAAAAACCTTTGCGACCTTACTACAAGTTTAGTAGGGTTGCCTAAAGGCTCTCTAGCTTTGAAAACTAGAAAGACAGAATTCCAAGTGCCTAGAATGGTTGCGGCTATGGTTGCAAGACTAGAAGACGAAACCCACAGGGAAGTAATTGCAAAGGTCTTAGACAGAAACAGAACAAGCGTGAACCATTATGAAAGATGTCACTCAGCTAATTATGCTTCTTTTCCTTTATATCGTAATACATTTAACAAAGTGTACAACGCTTATTCAGAAATTAAAGACGCTAAATTAACTTTTATTGACTTGTATAATTTAAAGGAACACTTGAGGAAAAACGGAATACACGACAGCTCAAAACATCAAACAACTATACGTATTGTATCAGGTAAATTTGGATCTGACATAAAAGTTTCTTACAAAGACTTTTACAATCAATTAGAATTGTGTAAGTTAGCCCTTCAAAATTATCAACACGAAATAGAAGTAATATGAAACATTTATTAAGTAGTTCAGCTTTTTTAATAGTGAACAAACAGTTAGCGAAGCAGGTAGGATTGAAGGGCGCAGTCCTACTTGCTGACCTAATTAGCAAAGAAGAATACTTTATAGCTAACGGAATGACTGACGGATGGTTTTTTAATACTGCTAAGAATATTGAAGAAGACACTTGTTTGACTTCACATCAACAAAGAAAAGCAATTAAGAACTTAAAAGAATTAGGAATTATAGAAACAAAAGTAGTAGGTATTCCTGCAAAGCAGCATTTTAAAATAATTGAAAACAAGTTGTTAAGTTATTTCAATACTAGTTGTGAAGAAAGTGCAAAACTAGTTGTTAAAAAAACGCAAACTATTAATAAGAATAACAATAATAATAACAATAAAAATAATATATCTAATAGGCGTGATAAATTTGTTTTTGAAGTTTTAACTTTTGATTATGAAGAATGTATTTTAAATGGCTTCATTGACTATTGGACAGAACCTAATAAGTCTAATACAAAAATGAAATTTGAATTAAATAAAACTTGGAGTACAAAGCTCAGATTAAATACTTGGGCGAACAATCAAAAGAAATGGGATAAACCTAAGTCAAATATAAAAACAATGAGTAAGCTAGACGCTCAAATTAATGAATGGCAAAAAGCAAAAGAATTATTATGAAACCATTAAAACAAGAAAACTTAAAAGATTTAACTGAAAAAGTCCTAGACTTAGTTGCAAAGACTTCAGTTGAAATAGGTCATAGGTCAGACGCACAGACTTTAGCTTCACTATCTAAAATATTTGCTGAAGACTTAATACAAGAAAAGCGTTTTGGCAATATGACTTTCAACCAAGTTCAAGACGCATTTAGACAGGGTGTAAGGTTTGGCAAAGATGAACCCTTTTTAAATATCAGAACTTTTTATAAGTGGGTGTATGCTCAGAAGAAGTTAGTAGACAATGCCTACTATGAAGTTCACACTTTAGGAAAGCCAAAAGAAAAGACTTTATGGTATCAAGAACCTTTAAAACTATTAAGATGATTGGTTGGGTATTAATAACAGCCGTTGTAATGTGGCTAATAAGAAAATTGAAATGAAATTATATAAAGGCGATTGCTTAGAAGTAATGAAAACAATACCTAACGGAAGTATTGATGCAATAATTACAGATCCTCCTTATGGCACAACAGCGTGTAAATGGGATAGCGTGATAGACTTTGAGTTAATGTGGGAACAATTAAACAGAATTATTAAACATAATGGTGCAATAGTTTTATTTGGAAGCGAACCTTTTAGTAGTGCTTTGCGAATGAGTAATATTAAGAATTACAAGTACGATTGGGTATGGGAGAAAGAAAGGGGAAGTAATTTTGCTACATTAAAATATCAACCTTTCAAAAAGCACGAAATAATAAGTTTATTTAGTAATAAGCCTCATATATACAATCCTCAAATGAGAGTAGGCAAACCTTACACTTGCAAACAGGGAGGGAAGGGTGCTATTTTTAACAAAGGAACAGCAGAAAAGCAAATAATAACAGTGAACAATGGAACAAGACATCCTCACAGTATTTTGCAATTTAATAGAGATAAAGGATTTCATCCAACACAAAAACCTGTTGCTTTAATGGAGTATCTTATAAAAACATATACTAACGAACAAGAAACAGTTTTAGATTTTACAATGGGTAGTGGCTCAACAGGAGTTGCAGCAAAAAACTTAAATAGAAACTTTATAGGTATTGAACAAGATGAAAAATATTTTAAGATTGCAGAGCAAAGAATAAAAGAAACTGAATATAAACTATTTTAAAATGAAGATATTAACAATCGTATGGGGATTAATAATTTTACTTTGTATTTTAGAAGCAATTTTTTGTACTAAATTTGAAAAAGAATGAAAACAAGACAAACATCAATAGAATGTTATAATGAAATAAGAGCAAATGGTTTGTTATCTAAAAGAAGGTTTGAGGTTTATGAAGCTTTATTATCTTCAGCACCCTGCACATCTTCAGAAGCAATAAGAAATGCAAAAACTACATTTGGAGTATTTGGGGTTAGTTCTAGGTTTACCGAACTTAGAGATTTAGGAGTTATATACGAGGTTAGAACAAGAGAATGCACAGTAACAGGAAGAAATGTAATTGAATGGGATTTAACAGATAGACTTCCTGTAAATGTAAAAAAATCTAATAAAACAAAAAAGCATAAAATTAATGACGCTTTAAATTCTTTGCGTGAATTATATAAAAACAAAGATACAAGTACGGATGAAGATTGGAAAATAACCGCTGATTTAATTAAGTCTATATGAAAAAGACAGTTAGCAAATTAAAAAAGGAACTTGACAAGTGGTTCAGTCTTTACATAAGACTTAGAGAAGCAAACGAATACGGAATGTGTCAATGCTTTACTTGTGGTAAGGTAGGTCATTATAAAAAAGACGGTATGCAGAACGGACACTTTCAAAGTAGAAAGCACCTAGCCACAAGATTTTCAGAAGATGGAAATTGTGAGGTACAGTGTGTAAAATGCAATGTTTATGGGTGGGGCGAACAGTATCGCTTCGCTTTAGCTTTAGATGCAAAGTATGGAGAAGGTAGAGCTGAAGAATTACAATACTTAGCAAGAACAACTTTAAAGATAAGTCGTGTAGAATATGAAGAAAAGATAAGTTATTACAAATCACTTGTTGAAAAGTTAAAAAAAGAAAAAGGAATTGAGTAACATTTTTTTTATCTTTGGCGTATGATAGAACCGATTTACTCAAGTGAAGAACACAAGCAAATAATTGAAACCTATATTGCTATGTGTACTGAGTTTGCAAAAGATGTAAGTTCTAAAACAAGATACAATAATTTTTTAGATGTAGTTGATGTTATTTTAGAATATCACAACAACTATGGCAAAGGAGTACGAGAAAATAATTGGTACGATTGGCTTATGATAATACCAACAAATCTTTCAGTTGCTACAAATGGTTTTTTTGCAGGGCTTGAAACTAAAACTAACGCTTCAATAATAAGAGCTTATAAGGTAGTTTTAAGTGAAATGGTTTTTGATGTAGTAGATAAAATTGACGCTTTAGAACAAATAAATGACTGAGATATATGCAGAAATATCTAAGCTAAGTTCTTTCTTTAGAAATATGTGTTACGGTATAACGCAAGATGAAGAAGCTATTAATGACGCTGTTCAGGAACTTATGATATATTTTCTTCAGATGAACCCTGAAACATTAAAAAACATATACGAAAAAGACGGCTTAAAAGGAATTAAAGGATATGGAGCAGTAGTATTAAGAAGAAGTTTAACAAGTGCAAGAAGTCCTTTTTATTATAAGTATAAAAAATATTACACTCATATACAGAATTATTATGAAACAAATTTTACTCATATATCAGGAACATATAAAAATATATACAATATGCCTGAAGTTGTGGAAGAATACAAATGGACTAAGCTAGAAGATATTGACCAAATATTAGATAAGCAAACTTGGTACGATAAAAAGATATTTGAGCTTTATTACTCAGGAGAAACATTAGACAGTTTAGCAAATAAGACAGGAATAAGTAGAAACAGTTTATTTACTACAATAGATAAGGTTAGAGAAATACTTAAAAAGGAATTAAATGAATAAGTTTTTTGTTCCTAATGAAGTCTATGAAGATAGAATAACTATTTGTAAGTCTTGCGTTTTTTATTTTAAACCTACAGGAACTTGTAAGGACTGCGGCTGTTTTATGAAGATAAAAGCTAGACTTGCACCAATGGGCTGTAGTC